CCATAGGAATGTTCGCTTCTGTCAATTGCCGTAATTCCGTTCCTTTCAAGAATTTAGCAGCCTTTATCTGACCGTAAGCCAATATGATACGCCCCATATCAACGCCTACACCAGCTGATATATCAGCCAGCCTTTTCATAGTATCATACAATTCATTGTATGGTATAGAATATGCGGAAAGTTGCTTGGCATACTGATTCAAGTCCATAACCCCGAACGGAGAGGCAACAGCCAGTTTCTTAATCTGATTGAATATGACCGTAGCTTTGCCTTCATCTTGTAGGATGGAGGCCATTGCAATTTTCTGATTCTCCAACTCACCACCTATATCAACCACTGCACGTAAGAAATTTTGTGCCGCATAAATGGAGTATAACCCTAAAAATTCATTTCTTAGTTGTCCGACAATACTCAACTGACTGTTCATTGCTCCATTCATATTAAGAGTGGCTGTCATGTGCCGTCTTGCTGCATTGGCTGATCTCTCACGGGCATTGGCTAAATCCAGTTCCGCTTTGGCGGCACGGGCAGCTCTTTGTCGCGCAAGCTCACGGGCGGCAGCGGCAGAAGCCTCCGCTTTAGTTTGGACAGCTGCTGCTCTAGCTGCGCGTAAATCACTTCCTGTAAAATTGGTATTCAAACCGGCAGCTCGCAAAGCAGCACGAACAGCTTGTGTGGTGCTGGCCTTATCCACTACCACATTGATTTTAAATTTCTCACTTTGAAGCAAAGTCTTCATATCGCCAACCAACTTCTTTTTGTCAAAACCCACATCAAGTTTTGCTTGCAAGTCTTTGGTGATTTCCGCTTTCAGCTTTTTACGTTGTTCCGCTGTCTTATCACGGAATAAAATGTCAAAGTATAAATTTCCGAGATCAGCCATATATTATTGTGTTTGTGCTACTTATAATCATTAATACTAATTGTTGTTTCCCCATTACCATATTTGTCTTTCCAGCGTTTGGCAGCATCTTCTATATCACTTACGGAAGGGGATTTGAAGTTTTTTGTATCGTGTCTCTTTCCCTTGCTATCCTTGTCACAATCTGTAACCACAATAGAAACATCCATTGCTAACAATTCAATTTGGGCATTTGTAAGTACCCAATAAATACCAAACAAAGGCTTACTTATGGGAATTCCAAACAATCTCAAAGGCTCTGTCAACCACGGATAGGACTTACTTATTTCCCACGTTTGTCCGTAGCTGGTTCGTGAAGGATATGCTCTGCTTCCTCTTTTGTCATTGTCATCATCGTGTCCTTCATCGCGGTCAGATATATGGTAGCTGTCAAGTAATCTTCCACTGGAATTTTTTTTTTGCCAACAGCTATAACTTTCATCAGTTCATGATCTCCATATTGTTTTACATAAAAGAACCAACGCCACAAAAAGGGATAGAAGAACTTGATCTTCCAATATCCGTTCAGAATGATAGCTGCTGCACATTGACAACTGATCTTATCATCATTTCCTGACTTCTGCATGGTACTGGTGAATTTACGGATAGTTCCTCTTTTCAGCCATGAGATACCATATTTCTTTCCCCGAACTTCCACATAATCCACACTGTCCTCCATCACATCATTCAATAATTTTTCATCCTCTGATACAGGCAGTGTTATATCATTCTTTTTTGCCATATTTTATTGTGTTTTATACGTAAAAAGGTGGTGGCCGGTATCAAATAGCTCACCACCTTTTCACAGATATGAATTTTGCAAAATATTATATTCTAATCTCTTAATCGGATATTTTTTTTCGCAAGATGTAAATAGATGCACCTTTAGCATCATTCAATGGAGAAACAGATAAATTAAAGTATCCAGGCTTATCTTGCTCGCTAACGAAGTTGCTATACCCCTCAATATTCGGCAAGAACAAGGCTGTTTGACGGTCTTCACTACGCATGAACAATCCTCCGGTTACTTTCTTCGGTTCGGTATTATAACCTTCACCTTCATAAGTATTACCATCAATGGTAGCAGTCATAGTCACTGTTTCCGCTTTCTTGTTCAGTAACAAGTCATTGATCTTTCCTGCCACGGAAGGCACTTGAAACTGGATATCGGAATCTCCGGCATTAGCAAAAGATGTCCAAGTGGCTCCGGTTGTCAATTTGATCTTGGTAATATCGGCAGCTCCGGTATCAAATGTAACTCCGTCAGAGAGTATCGGCAGCTCCATATCAAAAGCCGCTAAAGTTGCAAGGTCACTATTGACTTTGGACACATAATAAACCTCCTTCATCTGATTAAAGAGCATCTTCAGCTCTTCCAGTTTAGTCGTGATAGTAATTTCTGCCATAATCGTATTATTTAAGTTTGTGTCATTTATTTATTATTAATTTCGCTTGTATCATCAAGAAATGAAAACCTAGTCCATCATTTCCTCCGGGAAGCAACCGTGGACTTACAGCCGAAAACAATTCAGTCACTATTGGAAATTTTGAAATCACATCCATTTGCATTTCCTCCAAACGAATCGTATTTTCAATGCCTTTTGAACGGTCACGCGCAAAAACATTAATCTGACAATAGGTATCCTGATAGGTACTTCCTTTGTCCTGAATAGTTTGTGGAAGCCGGACAACAACAAAGTCCTTCATTGCCTTTTGTTCAGCAGCAGGACGATCCGTTATAAAAACTTTCTCACCAATACCAGTTACAGTATCAGAGATTTGTTTCAATATATCCATACGCCTATAAACTGTCCGTTCCATCATTTCATTGGTTTAAAGTTCTTGAACAATGTATTTTGTGTCCTTTGAAATGTTCCAGTCAGTACATCCGCATTCAACACATTCTCCAAATAGGTTGAATATTCAGTACCCGTACACATCACAATCTCAAATCCATTACGTGATGCAGATTTGTATCTTTTCAAGAACTTGAAAGAAAACATCTCACCATAACCCTTGTCTGTTTCCACTGTTCCGGTAAAATGTCTGTTCTGATTATCATAACTGATACCGACCAATGTTTCACCCTTAGTCAATTTCACTCGTACAGGTTGTTTCATCGAATCACCACTACAAATGAAATAGGAAAATCTACCATCCATGAATAATCCACACGCATAACTGGTTATTGTATTACCCGTAAGATTACGAAAGCCCGACTTATTATCAAGCGCATCTTGGATAAGATCTTCACAGCATTTAGTTAGGACATCAAAGATATATCCTGAAACAAGCTCCTTCGCTTTTTTCATTCCTTTATCAAACAGTATATCATTACTTCGGTTATCCATGTGTCAATTCTTTGCAAGATTGAAATATACCGTGGTTCCTAAATTTCCAGCATAGCTATCAGTAACCATACATTGAGTAAAAGTACCTTGTCTGTCTGTAACATCTATCAAATCACCGGCCAGTATACCTTTGACAGTTCCGGGAAGGCTCAACAGATAATCGCTCTTTACCACATTATCGGTTTTGAACGTCCTCAGATTTGTACTGCCTTCCTTTCGACATATACCTTCATACAATATTACCTTCTCACCATCACTGAAAGAATCCTCACCTATAATTCGGTAAACAGTACATTTGTGAGGATGCCGTGGATTATTCACCTTCATACTCAAAAATTGATTATTCTGATTTTGCTGCCTTTAACAACCTCTTCACCCCATTTCTTGTATAGCTCTTTTGCCATTTCACGAAGTTGCCGCTTATCGTATGCGCTGGTCTGCCAACCACCTTCCTTATGCTTCCATCCCCCGTCACTGTCCTCGGTATCATTCTTACTGCTTGGAGTGCTCGCGCACCACATGTAGATATCGGCAGTGGCAAGATCAAGCTGCATTTCGGTCAGTTCGCTCACCATTGTTCCAAAAGCAATTTTCCGCTTAACAAGAACCCTTTTGAGGGCGTTATCCGCTATTTCATAAGCGGTTGCGCCACTCAAAAAGTCTTCAATGGGCATATCTTCCGTATGAGAAAGTTCCTCACTCATTCTTGCATGAAGTTAAGAGTTACACGGTCACAGTAGAGATAAACATATACTGCGGCATTCTCGGCACACACAATTGGGCGGCTTCACTTTCAATATAGATTGAATGAGTTTCAGGATTGGCTCTCTGTGTCAGTTTCAAACGTCCACCGTCATAAGAAGCGACCTTGTTTGCCTCATAACCCAAAGTCAAAGGCTCCACACCTTGAATGGTACCAATCTGACCTATCGGTATAAATGCAATATTAGTAGCCTTAAAGTTCTCCACTTGTTCAGTGATAAGATCAGGCTGTCCGTCCGTATCCTTGCCGGGTTTGTCAACAAAAGCATAGCTGTCACGTGGTACGATTTCATCTACCTTGACCAATTTCTTGAAAATGGCTTTCAGACGATCTTCATCCTCATTCTGTGCATTGGCAATAACTGTATTGTCGTCCGTTACAGTAGGATAAAGAGAATGCCCGATACGTTTGAGGACTGCGGTATGAGTCATTAAATCATCCCACAGGTCTTGAGCAATCTCCATTCTGATCTTACCTAGATAATGATATTTACGGCGTATTTCTTTCACTCTATTCTTCACATCCATTATAGGATCAGAAGCGGAACCTTCATTAGCCGGAGTATGTTCAACATTAGTCCACCAGCGTTTTGTACCGTCCAAAGTCTGATAGTGCTCTTTTGGTATGTTAAAATCAATAGTGATACCTTTCAAACCACGCGGGTTGTTATCAGTATCAATAGTGAACTTACCCGTAGAAACAATTCTCATTCGCTGGTGAGTAAGCGCATTATAATACGATCCGATAAGACCGTCAGCACTTTCATCAAGCAAACCTAGAAAAACATTCTGCATCTCTTCCGTCAATGCAGACATGCCTACTCTTTGCAACAGTTGTAATTGCTGCCTCACGGTCACACGGTTCAAACGATAGAACTTCTTTTGAGTCGGGATATTGCCCGTCCTTCCTTCAAGTTCTCCCAATGCAGCCTCATAACCCGGACTTTCCGGATCAACGTAAGCTGGCAGCGTTTTCACGCCGAGGCTCGTTATAAGCTGGGAGAAGGTATAATCCAACTTGGTTGCCTCAAATTCAAAACCATCAATCTGGAGAAGGTCATACTTCTCTTTATAGCGGTCTATAAATTCTTGCCAAGTGTCTCCACCAAGCCCATATTCGATAACCTTGTACAAATCAATAGGAAGTGTATTCATACAATTGTCGTGTTTTAAATGTTATTTTCAAATTCTTTTACTGCACCCATACAATTTGAGGAAGTGTAGTGATCTTTTGCAGGATAGCGATAACTTCTTCATCAAACATGTACTGATAAAGTTCTCCGGCATAAACCACTGTTCCACTAGCCTTTGTGTTTTCACTGGTCACAAGAATATCCTCTTGCAGATATCCATTGATACCGAGAGTAGTGATATCGGCAGTGGCAGCCTTTATCTGTTCATCCGTATAGGCTTTCAATGTTTTGTTAGAAAGATCAAATTTCACAGCTGTACCGGCAGGAATCTTACCAGCCGAAGTCCAATCGGAAATGTTACTCACCATACCGCCTCCCGGATAACGGTGGCGGATTTCACGCCACACTTTTCGGGCATGTCCGTATTTTACGGTATTCACATCAAACGTGTTACCCATTGTTCCCATACATTTACTGTTTTAGAGTTAATAATTTCAATTCTTTTTCCAGCCTTCCTTCTTGCCTTTACGCTCAAAGTATCTGCTAGCCGCATTGTGTTGTGTTCCACCTGAACCGTCAGAAGTTCTTGGGGCAGTGCCATACCCCCTACACGCCTTATATTCTGCATCATATTTCGGCAGGAATTCAGTAACCAGTTCATCCACAGTTTTCTTGGTATCGAAAGTTACCCCCTGTAAAGTCTTGCCCAATACGTAATCATCATTCGCTTGTTTGGTCTTCATTGCAGCCGTAACCTTCTTCAACAGATCAGCTTGAACCTTTTTGCTGTCTTCCGCGTCTAAACGTGCTTCCAGTTCTTTCAGTTTCTTCTCCAGTTCATCATCG